TTAAAAGAATAAAATTATGATAAGAAACAAAGCAGGATGTTAGACCGTACAGAACGACAAAAGTTAGCTATTCAGAGATGGTTTCAAGCTGGATGTAGAGCATCTTGGCAATTTTGTACTGGATTTGGTAAAACAACTAATGCTATAATGGCTATAAAAATATTTCTGACAAAAAATAAGAATAAAACTATAGTTGTAGTAGTTCCCACAGAGTATTTAAAGATTCAATGGATACAAGAGTTGAATAAGAATAATTTATTAAACGATGTAACTGTAGAGATTATAAATACTGCAGCAAAGTTAACCTCAAGTGTAGATTTTCTGGTACTGGACGAGGTTCACCGAGTTGGGGGAGAGACCTCCTATTTAATATTCTCTAATAGAAAACCTAAAATAGTACTTGGATTATCTGCTACATTTGATAGATTAGATGGTAGACATGAATTATTGAATCAATATTGCCCAGTATGTGATACTATCACTGTCAAGGAAGCAATAGAAAATAAATGGCTATCACCTTACAGAGAGTATAAAGTAATGATTTCTCCAGATAATATCAATGAATATAAGCTATTAAATAAACAATTCATTGAAACTTTTTCTGTATTTGATTTTAGCTTTGACACAGCAATGAAATGTATGACAGATATTATCTATCGTCGTGTTTATGCTAAACGAATGGGTATTCCAACTAAAGAAATTGATGCAATAGTATTCACATGGGGAAGAGCTTTAAGAGGGAGAAAGAATTTTGTAATGAATCATCCTAAGAAATTAGAGATTACTCGTAAAATTCTTGCTGCTAGACCTAATAGTAAAGCTATTACTTTTTCAGCTACAATTAAACAAGCTGAATTAATTGGTGGTGGATATATAGTTCACTCTGGTAAGACTAAGAAGAAAAATCGTCTTACTATGGAGGAATTTGCAACATTAAGGACTGGAGTTATACATAGTTCTAAATCTTTAATAGAGGGTGCAGATATTCCTGGATTAAATCTTGCAGTAATACTTTGTGGTAACTCTAGCTCGCAGGCTAAGACACAAACCATCGGAAGAGTTATCAGATTCCAACCAGACAAAGAAGCCGAGATATTTACGTTAGTAATTAAGGGTACAATGGAAGAGGGTTGGTTTGCAACTAGTACTGCTGGAAAGAATTATATTGAAATTACAGAAGAGGAGTTAGATGATATTCTGAAAGGAAAGGAATTAGAAAATGTTGAAAAGGAAGCAGTAGCTTCAGAATTATTATTTAGATTTTAGATTAATATGATAATAGAAAAAATGTTAGAGTATTTAATGTTAGAAAAGATGTTATATGATTATGAAGGTAATCGTAGTGAAACGGCGGAATTATTTATTGAAAATAATACTTTAAATAATATGGTAAGTCGTAGAATAGAACTAGAAGATGAATTTATTAATGAATACAAATTACCTTTACAATAGGGCTACCAGTCTCTAAAAGACTTTAAAATAAAAACCAAAAGTGTAGTTATAACAACTATACAATGATTAAAGAGTTAAGTCTAAACGAAGAAATTAATATTTATATCCAGAGTGGACTTACACCAACTGAATTATTTATATTAAGACTCTTATTTTTAGCAATTGATGATGATTCAACTTATTTGAATAATTACTTATCCAATCAACAAGATGGTAAGAAATTATTTAGAGCAGTATTAGAATCATTAAAGGAAAAGAAAGTAATACTTTCAACATTTAAAATTCCTGGTGAAGGTGAAACCCTCAATTTGAAAAGTATTCCATTTAATAAGAATTTCCTTAAAATGTATATAAGGGAATCTAATGAGCTTGGATCCCAATTATTTGAAGCATATCCAGCATTTATTAATATAAATGGGAAGATGTGTAGTATTAAGAATTTTACTAAAGCAGGATTATATAGTTTTGAAGAATTTTGTTTATATTATGCTAAAGCAATTAAAAGTGCTAAAGTAACTCACGATAGAGTTATGGAAGCAGTAGAGTTTGGGAAAGCTAATAATTTATTAAATTATTCAATTATTGAGTTTATTGCTAGCCGTAAATACTTAGAAATAGAATCTATGAAAGAACAAGGAGTTCAAAACTTCAATAGTGATACCATAACTTGTCTATAATGAGAAGAGATAACATTATTGATAGTACTTTCAATTTAATTGCTTCTGGTAGATTAGGGAAGAATATTGGATTACCAAGTGGTTTAGAAAAACTAGATGGAGTTACTGGAGGCAATCAGAAAGGTGTATACACTTTAATTTTTGGAGGAACAGGTGCAGGCAAGAGCTCATTCTATATTTATGCTAATTTGTATAAGCCAATGATGGCTATGTTTGGCAATCCTCAATTTAAAGCAGTTCTCTATAGTTTAGAAATGTCTGCAGAAGTAGTACTTACTAAATTATTAGGATTATATATATTTGATACTTTTGGTGAAGAATTAAGTTATAAACAAATTCTAAGTAAACAAAATATCTTATCTGATGAGCATAATGAAATGGTTCAGAAATGTAGAGGATGGTTGGATGTTGTATTATCTACACATTTAATTATTCACGATAAAGGATTAAATGCGGATATTTTATATGCAAGTCTTTCAACAATTCTTGAAACTTTAGGTAAAACTACTGAAACTGAACATCAAAAGTTATATCAATTTAATGATCCCGACCAACAAGTTTATGTTTATATAGATCATATTTCACTTATGAGAAAATCTGCTGGACGATCTAAAAAGGAAGAAATAGATTTAGCATCAAACTATCTAGTTACATTGAGAAATAGATGTAAAGTTTCTCCAATAGTTATTATGCAGTCAAATAGAACTGGTATGTCGATGGATAGACGCAACGCAAATATGATTGAGCCTCAGTTAGAAGATATAAAAGATTCTGGAGGTCCAAGTGAAGATGCAGAGATAGTATTAGCTGTATTTTATCCTCATAGAGAGAAAATGGCTACCTATCGTGGTTATAAAATAGCTAAATGTTTAGAAGCTAAGTTTAGATCTATTGTTTGTTTAAAGAATAGGTTTGGAGATTGTGATGTTGCAGTAGGATGCAGTTTCTTTGGAAGTATTGGATTATTTCGAGAATTGCCAAAAAGTGATGAAATTGGAGATTACTCTAAGTTCTTAGAATTAAAACCAGAGGAGATTATTGTTCCTCAACAGATGAATAACAGTGTAGATGAGATAAATAGTGAAAATATATTTAAATTTTAAAATATGGCTTTTGAATTGCCTAAAGAAAAAACTAAGATTAAAACAACTAACCCGAAGAATTTAATTATTTTTGGATTACCAAAGGTTGGGAAAACAACTGTACTATCAATGCTTCCTAAAGCTTTAATTATAGATCTCGAGAATGGTACAGATTACGTCGAGTCATATGCTGTAAAGGCTGATTCTTATATTAAACTTTTTGAAATAGCAAAAGCTTTAAAAGAATCTCCTAATCAATTTGACTTTATAGTATTGGATACAATTACAGCATTAGAAGATATGGTACTTCCTTATGCTAATAAATTATATAGGGAAACATCTATGGGTGTGAACTTTGATGCAAACGCTAATATATTAAAATTACCAAATGGTGCCGGTTATTTATATGTTAGGGAGGCTATGCAGAATGTTATTGGATGGTTTACTAAAGTATCAGAAAATGTAATCCTTGTAGGACATGTTAAAGATAAAGCTTTAAATGAAAATGGTACTGAATTGAATATAAAGGATTTAGATTTAACCGGTAAATTAGGTAGAATACTAAGTGCTGCAAGTGATGGAATATGCTATGTATATAGAGATGTAGATAGTGGGGATTTAATGGCTAATTTTGGAGAGGGAAACTCTGTACTATGTGGTGCAAGAATGGCTCACTTATCAGGTAAATCTATATTATTGTCAAGTAAAGATAAAGAAACTGGAGAGATTACTGCATTTTGGAATAATATTTACCCATCATTAAATGATTAAACAAATATCTATAACATTTGATTTTAATACTGAAACCGAAGTAGTTTCAAATATTAAAACAACAGGTAGTGCTGAAAAGAAACGTACTACAACAAAGAAATTAAAAGAGCCAGAAGATTCTAATGTAGAAGCTTTAGTAACTCTTGAGCCAAATAAATTAGTATTTAATACAAATGCTGCAAATTTAATTGGAATTGAATATGAAGATAGAATTGTCATTAAATGGGTTAAAGTAGGTAAAACAAAATTAATGTCACCAATTATTGGTAAAGACACTGCATTTGACGAAGAAGGCTCAGGAAATAAAGTAACCAAGAGCAATACTGTAACTTATAAAGGTAAAGCAAATACAGTATTAGCTGAATTTGGTTCACAATTCAAACTTACAGAATATCAAGAAGGAATATATAATTTAGTACCTTCAAATGGCTCAATTAAACCTAAGGAACTTACATTAGAGAAAGTAATCGAAGATGCTGAGGATGAAGAGCTAGATTTATTAGTTGATGATTTAGGAGATGATACTGAAATTGATGAACTTCAATATAAGTTGTAAATAGTTAATAAAAAATTAACTATATAGATAAGATATAACATTAATTAGATTTGATTATACTTAATTAGATGAGAAAATAATTAATATATTAAATAATATAATAAATGGGAAGTTTTTCATTTTCAGAAACTGCAGGAAGTTCACAATCGACGGTACAAAATAGACTTGAGGGTAATAATATTTACAGTGTAAAATTCCAAGGCTGTGAATTACAAGATATAGTTGGAGTTAAAGATCCAACAGCCTTATATAAGGTATTAAAATTAAAATTTTCTAATGAAGATGGTACGTTTGAACATACTATCTTTGAGCCAAAAGAAAATGATTTTGATAGGAGAGAAACAGAATATACTAAAAATGGTAAGGTAGAAAAGATTCCTCAACCATCTAATGTAGAAAGCATGATGTTATTGTTTAAACATGCAATAGATGCAATCAATCCTACAATTGCTAAACAAATTGATGATGGTTCTAAGAATTTAGGAGCAAAAGATTGGGATGCATTAAGAGCTTTAGTTGCTAAAATTCTTGATGCTGGTAAAGATTCTGAAACCCACATTAAATTAGTTAAAAATAATAAAGGGGAAGCTGCTTTTCCTGGATTCTTTGCAGGACTTACTCGTGAGGGTAAAGCCTATATTAAGAATAACTTCATTGGTGATAAATTAGCATTTAGTACTTATGAAAGTCAAAAAATTAAGGATGCTGCTGGAGCAAAACCAACAACAGCAAAATCTTATGATGCTAATGCATTTACTCCACAGACAACTGCTGCAGCAAGTGATTTAGATTTGTCTTTTGACATAGCAGATTTGTAGAAAATAAATTAGGATTTTAATGAGTTAACAATAATATTATAATGGAATTTAATTTAGAGATAACTCAAAAGATTACTAAAGAACTATTATTATCTAAGCATTCTGAGGAGGAATACTTTGAGTATTACTTAGGAGTTCCTGTTAAAAAGGGACTCTTTTGTAGTCCTCCTTTGATTAGAAGAGATAATAAACCAACTTGTTCATTCTATAAAAATAAGAACGGTAGCGTAATATTTAAAGATTTTGCTGGGATTAGTGGAGATGTATTTACGATTGTAATGTATCTCTTTCAATGTAGTTATTATCAAGCATTACGTATTATAGCAAATGACTTTAATATCATTACTATTGATAAATTAGAAAAACACCAATCATTGATTCCTTATTCTGGAAACATTCTTAAAACTACTGAGAAAGCAAATATTCAAGTAGAGATTAAAGAATTTTCGGATAAGGAATTAATTTATTGGAAAAACTATGGTATTAGTAAGTTAACTCTTGAAAAATTCAAAGTTTATTCAATTAAGTCAGTATTTTTAAATGGCATTTATCACACTTCATCTACAGAACAAGTTCCAATTTATGGATATTATGGTGGAGAGAGTAGTGTTGATGAAGAGTTATGGAGACTATATTTTCCTACTAAAAGAACTTATAGATTTCTTAGTAATTGGAGTAGTAGTATGTTACAAGGAATGAAACAGATTACTAAATTTGGAGAGAGTTGTATTATTATAAAGTCAATGAAAGACTTGATGTTATTAGATGAATTTGGTTTTACTTCTGTAGCACCAACATCTGAGAATATATTGATTACTCCTCTACAATTTAAGAAATTATCCTCTAAATTCAATCAAATTCTGATTTTCTTCGATAATGATAGAGCCGGTGTACTTTGTAGTCATAAATATAAGAAAGAGTATAATTGTAGGTGTATTTTCATTAAAAGAAAATATGCTAAGGATATAAGTGATCTTTATAAGTCTATAAGTAATGTACAATTTTGGATGGTTATAGATGAACTTAATTTAATATTATCAGATAATAGTATTACAAATACAAAGCATTTTTATATATTTTAAAGTAAATGGTTAAACGTAAACCAAAAGTGGTTAAACAGGCTCCAAAATGAGCTAGTTCTCCTGAGGAGTTTGAAAAACTTGAACAAAGTTTTGAAAAGTCTCAAAAAGGAGGAAAAAAGAGAGTGAGTTCAATAAAATCAACATATGATGGAATTGATTTTGATTCTCAATTAGAAGTATATTGTTATAAAGCTTTAAAATTAGCTGGATTAGAGTTTGAATATGGACAACATAGTTACACATTAATTGATG